CATATTAGAAGGTACCTCCGTCCAGAGTCGATGTCCAATGTGGTTTGTTTATATAGACATTGGTGGCAGCACCAGGTACAGATGAAAGGTTTGCAATTGCACCACTCTGACCTTCTCTTCTTAAATTATTAGTTGTATTAAATGTTCCTTCTACACCAATTAAATTAACAGAGTTTCCACCTGTTACTGCTGTTTCAACAACACCAAAGGCACCAGTGGTATCTTGTTTAACAATATCACCTACCGCCACTGTTATTCCTGCACTTAAAGAACTTAAAGTAACTTTTGTGATTGCAGTTAATACCTGTTTTGAAGTAATAACGGGTGTTTGTGGATTATTTGTAGATCGCTGTAGACCTTCACTATCAAACCATACAACACCACCTGAATTAAAGTTACCTGACTGATAGTAGATACCTTTGATATCTAAGAAACCTTTCGCACCAGTAACAACACTAGCAGAGATGGTTGCATCAGGAACATAAGTCCATCTACGACTATCATCACCGTGTGTGCCATGATTTCCTGTTCCAGCAGTGCTAGATGCAATTGAACTATCATCCAACCCAAAGAAACCATCAGTTGAGTTTGCAGTTCCAATACCAGTATTATATGTAAATCCAAGTCCACGGTCAGTATTAGTGTCTGTTGCGTGTACGACTGTTATCTCAGTCTGTGTGCTGATACCTGCAACTGCTGTTCCTTGAAATGTAAGTGTCTTAGTTCCAGTATTAATCGCTGTAACTGTTGTTATACCACTTGCAGAGAAACTTGAGTGCAAAAGAGTATCATTGACTGCGATACCTGTAACTTGGTCAACCACAACTGCTGAAGCACCTGATGACATCGCTGTCATTACAGTTCTTGTGCTGGTAGTATCACCAACCATCATAATTGGATCATTAACAGTTGTCTGTGTTGAGTTAACGGTGGTTGTTGTACCATCAACTTGTAAGTTACCTTTAATGATAACGTCACCTTCATTACTCAAACCATCTGGATATGGGTCAATAAATATCTTATTACCCTGACCAGCAAGAGATGCGATTATATTATCTTCTATTCGGATATTACCAAGAGAACTATTACCACCAACAATTAGTTGACTATCAACAGTTACTTTACTAGTGCCAAATCTTACATTTGCTCCAGCAAATCTTAATTCATCTGTCCCGTTCTCATCATATTCTATAGTTGCATCAGGTGCTGCTGTTCCGTCTGCACCACCACCAAATCCAATTTTGGTGTCATCGGGAATCATTACATCACCAGCACCATTAGGATTAAAAATTATATCACCGTCAGTGTTAGTTGAAGATAATGTATTAGCATCTAAAGTTAAGTTATCTACATTCCAAACATCTATTTTTCTACTACTATCAAGTATCGCTACAATACCGCCATCACTGTTTCTAGAGTTTGTTACACCATTTAAAGCACCAGGTGTGTGCTCCATCATAGATGTGTAGTAATGACCAGCAACTGGATGAACGTTTGTACCATCATCCCCTAAAAATACTCTGTCTTTATATTGGTTTGTTCCACCATATTGACCTATGCCAGTCACATATGCCATTTCACCCCAATTCAAACTCGCTGGTTTTGCGGTGCCAGATGATCGTTTGATTCTAATAATACTAGCCATTTAGAAATTTCCCCCGTTGATGTCTAAGTTCTGTGCTGCACCTGGAGTCAACTCCAATGTTGCGTCAAATTTTTTCGTCACACCATTAAAAACAAGAACCATACCATTTTGTAAAGTTCCTGGTATATTCACATCACTTAATTCCGTTAATGATAGAGTTTGAGCACCTGCCAGAGATGAAATCACCTTTGTGGCATTTTGTTGTCCAACTCTGACTTTGATATCTGCCATCTAAGTTAGCGTATTCAGATCTAAAAAGTATTTATATTTACTAAGACGTTATCTTTGAAGCAAGGTCTTTCAACATAGATTTCAGAGTTTCTATCTCATTTTTCATTTCATCTAATTCTGCTTTTTTATCAGCATTGATTCTACGACTATTAATGTAATCATTATAAGCTGCATTATCTGTATTGATAATTGCATTAGAATTTTCATCACGAAATAAATTTTTGTGTCCTTCTACTGGTAACATTATGCTAAAGCAAGTACTCTCATATCTCTTAGTCTAACTGGTGCACATTCATTTGTTGATATCATCACTATTTTAATAGTAAATCCAGTAAACTGCTCTAAATCATCTGCAGTAAATTGATATTCATTAAATTCATCAAAACCACTAGCTTTTACACGAGCATCTGGTCTACCATCATTGTTTGCTTCGTTAATTACTTGATCACCAAATCCATCTCCATCTGAATCAATTAAGTTTTTAAAACCAGGAAATGCTCTGTAGGTCAATGATACTTCAGAAGAATCAGCACTATACAATCTATAGAATACTCTAAAGTCTGCATCTGGTGGAACATTTGCACCAATGAGAACTTTTAATGAAGTCGCAGCTTGTTCCAAATCAACCCTTTCAGACACAAATACAGAACCGTGAGGATCATTTAGTATTTGATTTGTGCGAGAATCAGTTGCATAATTATCTAATCCAATAGGATTATTGATTTTGTTTCTTCCAAATATAAAGGTTGCATTTTTTAAATCTACAATTGGTGATAAATTTGGATCTCCACTTGCTAACTCTAAATCTAGATAGAATGATTTTTGTTTTGGTAGTGAAGTTAATTTATCTTCATTTACAGTTGATGTAATTAATCTTGGAGTTTCAAAAAACTTAGTTGTATTAAGTGATATTGGTTGAACTCCTTGATCTATGAATGACACTTCAGAACCACCTGCACTTGTTCCACTAATCGTTCTTACAAAAGCACTCATATCAGTCTTTGTGCCTGGAGTCATAAAGTTAACTTGAGGTTGAAGAGAACTAAATTGATGATTCTGTGAGATTTTTGTATCGTTTCCACCGAATGCCTTTTCATCTCTAAAGCATAGTAATGAATTACCAGTTCTCTGATTCAAAGGATCTAAAGCGGTACGATTGACTTCAAGATAATAACTGTCAATATCTGAATTATCTTTGAGTGTTGCATTAGTTGGAATAGTATGAATTGTATTAATTCCCACTAAAGAAATTCCAGCAGCTTCATACGTCTGCACACTTGCACCTTCAGGATGAGGTAGTGCTACTGTGTTTAAAACTCCTCTAGTAAGTGTTAGTTCACCAACACCAAGGACATATGATACAATTTCCTCTTCAATTAATGCCTCTCCTCTATCAGTTGCAATTCCTGAAAAAGTTGCAAATGGAGTTGTATTTCCTAGAGAAACCACAGTTCCCTCTGCTGTCAAAGCGGAAGTTGTAGGGACTACAAGTGTATCTGGTCTGACATTTTCAATTTCAACTCTGTTATTTGCACCGTGATGAGCGTGATTGTATTGTGTTACCTCAAATACATTACCAGCAAATAAATCACCACTCTGAGAGGAATCACCATTTACAAACACGTTGGAAAGAACTGCTCTAGTATCATTATTAGCACCATATGTAACTATAGGTTGATTATCAGTAAACTTCTCTCCCTGAACATCAGTAAGATAAAGTGTATCGAATGTGCTGTTAATACTATCAACAACAAACTTCAATCCAGCACCTCTAGTTACCTTGTTGCTGCTATTATCGACAGTTAAAACATCACCTACTTGATAACCTGTACCTGCAGCATTTATTGCTACTGCAGTCACTACTTCGTTAGAGACTGTAACATTAACTGTACACCCACTTCCACTTCCAGTTAAAGATACTGTTGGAACAGCGGTAGTACTACTAAATGCATACCCTGCCCCACCCACAACAACTTCTTCTGTTGCAATAGGAGCACCTTGCCCCTCAATAATACCAGTTACACTCTGATCTTCTGAATCACCAGCAGCACCAGTACTTACTTTTCTACCAAATGGTAATTCTGAAATTGTTCTTGAACCACTACCATCAATTGTTACTTTTAATTTTCTAGGCAGTGAACGAATAGGATTATTAATTAGTAATTGTGTATTTTGATTTCCAGGTTCGATAGGTGTATTATACATTCTAGTAGAACCCTCGCTGACAAATCTTGCTTTACGAAGTTTAAATGTTAAATCTTGATTTTGGCTCGCTGTCCAAATTGTACCATTTTGTGATTTATATAAACTACCACCAAGATACTGCTTAGATACTACAACACTTTGAACATCAGGTAATTGAGTTGTTTTAACTGATTTTTGACCCATTGTGGCACACCACATTGTATACTTATCAGTTGAAGCAGATAAAAATACTAATGCAAATTCTCCACCCTGTGGTAAATATACTGGAGATGGGAATCTGAATGTTGTTGGTACAGAAGCATCATCTGAAACATTAATATAATCTGGACTTACAACTATTTCACAGAAATCTTGAACTAAGTCATGAGTTGGTACTCCTAAATCCATTGTTCTTAATTGAACAGTTAATTTAGCATTAGGATCTTTTGATGCAAAATAAACATCAAATGAAGTTAAAAATGCACCAGTTTCATTAACTGTGAATGACTGACATAAAGGATCTCTTCCACCTGATTTTCTTTCACCTCTTCCTCTTCCTCTTCCACCTCTTCCTTTTCTACCTCTTCTTGCTCTTGCCCTCCTTGCTCTTCTTCTCTTAACTCTTCCCCATCCACCTCTTCTTCTCATTCTATGGCCACGATTTCCTCTGTTTATATTAACTACTTCCTCAGTGGTAGTTGTTTCTGTAGAAACACTCACAGTTACTTCATTTTCTTTAACTGGAGGACGAGGTGGATTTCTTACTTGAACTAAATTATCTCTTTGAGTCATAACAATTCCAGTTCCAAGGTAATTACCAGTAGAACTACTTAACATCGCTAAATCACCTGGTAATGGAATAGTTCCATCAGGTTGAGATGTAACTTTAAATGTTTTTGTTCCTGACGTAAATAAGGTTGGTGGTTTTGGTATCTTATTTGCATTTCTAAAGAAGAAAGCACCAATCAAATCTCCCCAGTTATCTGAAAATAAAGTTGTGTCAGTAACAGTTGCCACAGCACCACTTGATTTACCAGTTAATTTTGCACCTTTAACAACATAACCAAAATATTTTTCATTATTAGCTAATCCAATTACATCAGTATTGAATAATCTTGAAGTAGCAGAGTAAGTTGCTGATGGTGCTGGTCTAGTGCGATCAAATGGATCAATCACATATTTTTCAACAAGTACATTAGGAGTACCTAGTGATGATCTAACTTCTGGTCTATTTTCATCACCATACTTATGATTTGGTTCTTGTGATCTTATAAGACCTATTTCTTTTCCATTTAATTCTATTTTAACGTCTTCAAATACAGAAAATGTACCTGAGTTCATTTCTATTTCAATTAATTTAGGTACTATATCTGGTATACCACTATCTAAGAAATGATAATGTTTAGTGAGAGGTTTTAAACCACTGGCGTAGAAACCAACATTTCTTGATCTCATAAATGGATCTACAATACTTGATATCTTTGTACTCTCAACATAATCTTTTTCTTCTGAAGGTCCGACTAATGTGTTTGTAAAACTCCTCTCAATTCTGCGAGTTACTTGAGTTGAATTAGTTGTTTTTCTTCTCCTAGTAAGTCTACCACGATAATGATTGTACCATCCACCTCTAGTGCTTGTTGTCTTACCTCTGGTTTTTGTATCTGAAACTATATTTGAACTTTCGACCCACTTTGCACCTGTTGACTCTTTTCTTACATTATTTACGTATATGGTTCTTGTCCAATTATCAGATGGAGGATCTAGTATTACCAATCCATTATAAGCTACGACATTAAATGGGTTGACATTTTCCACATTTGATGCTTGTGGTTGCTCTAACCAATCTACTTCTTCATAATCTAGTGTTATAAAGTCTCCAGTTTTCTTACAGTTTGAATCAAAAAGTTGTAGATTAGAATTCATATCTGCAGTTTTAACATCAATTCCTTCATCTAATGCAAGTTCAGGATTCATTGACCAGAAATCAACTGCTGAAATTAATTCTTTATTTTCAACATCAACATCGCATTTTGAACCACCCTCTTCACTAAAATCAATAAATTCTCTATCTTTAAAATTGTTAACAACAAAACCAGTTTTAAATCTATTCAAACCATCTGCATCTTTTACTTCAAATGATTTTGTGTCTAATTCTAATGCACTTAGTGAAGTTAATTTTTCTAAATTCTCAATTCTTTTTTCAAGTGCACCAATATCACGCATAGTGAATCTACGATTATCTTTTAATCTTATCTCTGCGTCACTTATATCATACAAGTATGGTGGAAGAATGATTGTTGCTATTTCCATAGCATCACTGTTAATTGAAGGTTCAACAGGATTCTCTTCAGATTCTCCTATGAATACTTCTAATCCCTCATCATAGTCCATTATTAACTTATCAATTCTACCAAGATAATGGTTTAGACCAATAAGTGCACTTTCATTCGGAGTGACTACGAATGGATTTGTTGATTCAAAAGATCTCGCACCGAATGAAAATGGTGATACACCACCACCAGAGTATACAAATGGAGATACTCTAGGTCTAAAATCAAGAATATCTGATGCGGCTATTCCTGATACGAAAGGAAGATCTCTCTTATACCTATCAGGTGGGTATGAATTGACAGTAAAGAAATCTCCACTATTACCACTTTGTACTTGATATTGATCGAATATAATTAGAAGTTTTTTAGATGGAACAGCAGCGTGAGAGTTTCTTATAATTCTAGAGTAATCACAATATTGTGCTTTATGTCCTTTATCTAATGTATAATTACTCGTTCTATCAACAAAGTTACCTACAGTCACCCCTTGTAAAACTGTTTCTACAGATGACTCACTAAAATTAACTATTTCTCCAATAGTAAATCTATTATCATTCAAATATACAAAATCAACAGTATTTGCAGTTCGACTTACAATCTGCCCAATCGCACGACTATCTCTTCCTTTTATCTTTTCACCTATTATGGTGCTTGCGTTTAATGCTAAACCACTTACGAATACTAGTTTATCTAAAACTGGAGTATTTGTGTCTTTAGATTCATATACAGCATGTATTTTTACAACATCAGGTACATTGAGTGATATCTCGTCATCTTCTACTCTTAAACCATAAGCTCTACTATGATTTAACCCACTAAATGGTGTACTAACACCTCTAGTTCTAGTCACCTCAAGTGTTTGACTTCTTAGGTAATCTTTTGATTTACTTGTAATTCCAAGTTTTTTCAGAGTTACATTGACAGTTGCATTTTGATTATTTTTAGATAGACCACTGAAAGTAATGGTGTTTGCATTATTTGTAATGGAAACTTGATCTCCTCTTAACTTTTCTGTTGTGCCATCACTATAATGAATTGAATATCTTTCTGTATCATATGGTTCAAAGAAAACACTTGTAATTCCAACTGATGTTGTTATCCCAACTGAAGAGTTAAATGTTATCGTATTATTAGTTATGTTTGTAGGACCACCAGTTATTTGTCTTGAAATAGTTAAATCTGAGGTTCCAAAATCAACTAATGCAACATCTGATTTTGGTAGTTCAGCATATATTCCAGAGGTCTCAAGATTTAAAACTTTCGGAACTTTAATTCTAAATGTAGATGAAGTTGTTTTATTTGTCGCTACTGTGCCTCCAACATTAATTCCTGCAACAGATGTTGTTGACGCTAAAGTTAATGTTTTACCCTCAGTTGATATATTTGTAACCTTATTATAAACAGGAACTGATGATGCTCCATCACTAAATGATATAATTGATCCCGTTTTTATACCAACTTTTCCTGCAAAGTTACGATTTGCAGCGGTTGCAGCAGTACCTACAACATTAATTGTGTCACTTACAGAAAAACCATTTAATACACGGTCATATAGCACTGTATCAGCACTAAAATCAGATAACAAACCTGAATCTATTCCATTCGCATCTTGAAACACCGATTTAACATCATCAACTGTGTAAGCTACTATTTCTTTTATAGATGGTTTTTCTTTTCCAGTTATTCTTTCATTGATTACTAATTGCTCTCCTACAATAAAAGTTCCTGTTGTTTGAGTTACTACTATTTCATTAACTCCAGGTGCTTTGTCAACTCCTGTTGTTGAACCATTTTTTGCAGCAAAACCTTCAGCACCACTTGAGAGACCTCTGATTTTAAATCCCTTAACAACTTCCGACGCTGTAAATTCACTACACTTTAAAGTAGTGAATGTTTGAATATCATAAAGATATAAATCAAAACTAGATGTAGCATCTTTATAAGTATCATCAGTCAAAGAATAATAGTATACTCTTGCTTCTCCTACTTGAAGACCACTAAAAGTATTACTTGCTCCTTTTCTGTCTCCATGAAGTTGAATTATATTACCTGCTGTACCTCCAATACTAACAACAGGAACTCCTTGAGCATTGTTTACCCTAATCAAACTTCCCATCTCAAAGGGAACAGATATTCCTTGAACGTTTTGAGTATCTCTTGGTTTTTCAATATCTAAAACAGTTGTACCAGAAACTTCAACATCATAACCTTTAACATATGCTCTTCCTGGTGCAACCTTAACACACATCAAATCCTCATCAGGAATATTACCATCATCAGTAAATCTATCGTCTGTAAATAATCCTTCTGAATCTATTTCATCATTTAAGGTTTCTTGAATGTTTACACGAAATGGCTCAACAGCGTAGTCTCCTGATTCATCATAAGTTCTTTTAGCAAAATATCTTTTTATTTCGCTGTAAATGGTCATATCTTGTAATTTTTTGATACCACCATCATCGATCCTCATTAATTCTACAAAGTTCGTATCTTCATAGTCAGTTAATGCTTTTTTGGATAATTTTACTGATATTTTAAATCGGTCAGCTCCTGGTGCAGCAAAGTTTGTAAATCCCTTTGCATTATCATATAAAGAAGGGTCATCATTTGAGTTTATAATCTCTTCAGATATATCAAAACCAACTCTGTAAGATGGATTTACTGAATATGGATCAAGTATTATAAGTGATGATGGAACATCAACAAAACTTCCACGTATAAAATAAACTCCAGCATTTACTCCAAAAGCGGAACCAGTTGCAGTTGCATCTTCTGATGCTAATGTTAAAACAGTTTCACCTATTGTTATGGTTGTATTACCATATGTTAGCGGTTCCTCTAATACTAATATCTCACCATCTGGAAAAGCTGTGCTTTCTCCGTCAGTTCCTGATTGATTATATTTTAAGAAAATTGTTATCTTATCTACACCTTCTGCAGGAGGCAATATGAAATTCTTAATTGTTGCAACGATTCCCGAAGTTTGACCTCTTACTCTTAGACCTTTACCATCATTTGCTGCGATAATATTATTTAAATAAATTGAAACATCAATGCCAAGATGTGTATCATTTATTTTTGCAGAAAAATATGTATTATCAAACTCAATGGCACCAGGTATAACCATTGAACCTTCTTTAAACATATGTTTACCGAATGATTCAACCTGATTTTGTAGGAGTGACTGTAAACCAGTTAACTCTCTTGCCTGTACTGGATAACCAGGTTTAAACAGGATTTTGTAAAATTGATCATCCTTATCAAAATCATCATAATAAGGTGATATATTTAAATTAGTCTTTTGTGGCATTTTTAGAATTCGAGTATGATTTTAATATCTTCCTTTTGACGGGAGTTCCTAACAATCAATGGTCTATTGTCAAGGTAAACTATTTCTCCTGACCCTTTATTTATCTCAGAATTAGAGAGTCCTGAAATAAAGTTCACTCCTAAGTTAATTAGTTTATTACCTGTTGGATTAGTAGTAATACCAGAAAAATCCCTTGAAATTGATCCAGAGAAAAATGATGATTTACCCTCAATGTTATTTGAACCAATTACTGATTCAAATTGATATATTCTACCAGCAGTTGAAATACCAGCATAGTCAGTTTGATCATATGTTGTTCTATTGAAGTTTAGAGAACGGTCTCTAAAATATTTTAATACTTTTGTTTCTGTATCATATGAAGCAATATAACCTGTTGATACTTTCCCTGTGTTTGGTGATACAGTTAATACCTGTTTAATTTCTTCACCAACTTGTGGAACTCCAGTCACTGTATCAAATTTAACTGCTTGTAATGAAGAATATGTATTATCAGTATATGTCACTGACGTTCCTACTTTTGTAGGGTTTTTTACTACTCCAACTTGTGAAAACTTTGTATCTATCGGAAAGTCTTTAGTAGAGTCATCAAATCGAGCGTAAACTATAACTCTATCAGTTCCAAGTTCAGTATACACATCAGATCCGTGACCTAGACCTGGTGGGATTATAGGAATTAATTTTGCACGACCAGTTGATGTGCTAACACCACTACTAAGAGTTCCTAAATCAACAATACCATAACTGTATCCTTTTCCACCAGCACTGACTGTTACATCAGTTATTGTTCCGTTAACAACATCAACTCTCGCCTTTGCACCTTCTCCATCACCAATAATATCAACCTCTTGACTTAACCCGTTTGCATAACCGCTTCCTGCATTTTCTATGTAAACATGTTTAATTTGGTTTTGGTTTACACTCGAATCTCCATTCTCTCGAACTGCTCTAATTTGAGAATCTTGGCTAGAACCCCAACTATTTGGTACCGTAATGAATTCAGTTGAGTCAAATTTAATAATATCACTAGGTGAAACAGTGAAAAGATACTTCCAAAGATATCCATCACCACTATTTCCTGCCTTTGATGGTTCCAAGTCTGTGAATGTAGGTTCATCTTGGGAAACATTTCCAAGAGGGTTAGCTCCCGTTGATCCATTATCAATACAAACGTAAACTTTGAAGTCGGAATTAAGTACGTAGTAGTTCGCATCGTATAATCTATTAGCTGCTGTTAGTGGACTTGGATTTTCTACACTATAATCATCTCTATAAATTTCATATCTACTTCCTGCAACCCAATCAACTCTTCTAATAATTCTTCTAATATTAGCAGATGATATTTTTTTACCATACATCATTGTATCACCTGTATGTCTACGATAGGAAAAACTATCTGTAGGTGCAGGTGTATTTGAATTCCAATCAGATGATCTTCCATAACCAACTAATGTTGATGTACCAGCTGGATTTGGTAATCCTATAAACACGTAATATGAATTATTTGTATTTTCTACTGACTCAACAAAGTTGTTAGCATTCAGAATTCTAAATTGATCAGTAATTATCGCTGACATTGTTAATTAACTTTTTCTTTTTATTTATAGAGGTAATAGAATCAAATTCCAAACACCCTGATTGCACCTGATGATCTTAGACCTCTCAGTGACCCTATGGTGTAATTCTTTCTTTGAATGGTTGGGAAAGTTGTTAATCCAGTATTAACTGTAAATCCAGTTACACCGATTGAAATTGGATTTTCATTTCGAGAAAGATTATATAATCTACCCCAACTGATTCGACCTAGATGTGTAGCGATACCTGGATTGCTATTATTAAAGTTACCAGTCAAACCAGCACCCACACCAGTGGTTTGTCCATTTTGAATATTACAAGTAATTTCGCCATTTTCACCAGTTGAAGTTATTGCATGAACTTTATAAATGTTGTCTAAGAAGGTTGAACCAATTCCAACAACAGAGGAATTGTGTGTATCAACAGATATGACACCAGTTCCAACTGTTGTATCTTTAATTAAAACTGGATAACCAACTAATAGTGAATTTGCAGTTTTGTCTGCCCTAAAGAAAAACTTAAGTGCTGACTGTCCACTTACAGTTGCGGTACTAATACCCGTAATAATACCAGTGAATCCCTCAACATTATCAATAGATGTTACTTTTTCAGTTTTATATGGTGGTAATTCTATTATAACTTGTGGTGGGGTTATGTTTGAATAACCTAAACCAACTGCAGTTAAATTAATTCCAGTAATAGAACCATTAGTTATTGTGGTTGTTGCAAATGCAGTAGAACCAATACCAACTGTTAAACCTGCACCTATTGGATTTGAAATTTTTATTGATGGACTTGTGACATAACCACTTCCTGCATTTGTAATATCAAATGAAGTTATAGAACCTGTTGATGATATAATTGCAGTCGCAGATGCTCCAACGTTTATTTCTCCAGAAGTAACGAGAGCATCAACTGTATTAAATTCTAAATTATAATCACCATCTGTTTCATCTGGATTGCTTGCACTTAAATGATCACCCTTTTCATAGAAAAATACCTCTGCATCATCCACAAAAATTCCATTTGTGTTTCCTTCACCTGATATTGTAGTAAAATCACCAATAATCTTAGAAGTTGGATAAACTTGTGGTTCAAGTATTTCTCTTGACTTATCAATTTTTTTACCGTTGAGAACAATATCAACTTTTTGTTTTGTCCATCTAACGGGTCTATTATTTTTTTCATCAATTCCTCTACCTGTGTAGATATCAGTCTCAACGAGTTTCGCACCTAATAATGCTCCAATAGTTCTCTCTGCATCCTGTGATGTTGATACTCCTACGGGATGTTTTCTTAATCTTAACTCATCACCAACTTTAACAGTTTGTTGTATGTCAGCAGTATCAACATCAACTCCATCTTGTCCCTTATAAAAGAAAATATCTACCTTTGCTTCAGTTCTTGGTGCCTCTTCAAACTCAAAGGTTGTACCACCCTCAAAAGTATAAGATGAACCAGGCTCTTGTAAAACACCATTAATGAATATAAGAAGAACAGCATTCAAATCAATTAATTGTGAACGTGCATTATTAATATCTTTTTCAAAACTTAATAACTGTCCATTAAAGAATAATGGGAATCTTGTCCTTGAACCATCTTGTAAATTACCAATAGAATCTATAAAATCAATTTCACCAAATTGCCAAGATGAGAATTTATCGCTAAATGTTTGAATTACTTCTAATTCAAATTCTTGGATTGGTGCTGACAAATGTGCAGCAGTTACTAATCCAACTGGTTTAAATTTATCACCAACTTTGAATGAATGACCAGGTCTTGCAATTGAAAACTCTGATATTTCAAAAGTTGTGGAACCTATACCTACAGTTGTTTTTGCAGCACTTACTTTTACATCAAGTAATAGATTAGAACCAGTATCAGTTGTAGCTCCTATACCTTGTCTTGATATACCTATGACTGGAATGTTATCATAATTTGGTTCAGGTATAATAATTTCAGGATTTACATATCCTGAACCAGCAGATGTGATTGTGAATGCTAGTGTGCCACCAGCACCAACTATTGCAGAAACTTCTGCACCTGTTCCACCTCCACCACCAGCACCAACATTAAATGTTATGGTATTATTTGTAGTTGCACCTATACCAGTTATAATACCAGCAATAGGATCTGAATTTGGGAAACTTGTCTTAGAGACTGCACGAGGATATGGATGATTAGAGAAGAAATCATCTTTTGAACATTTAAATACTAATCCACCAGTATCAATACCAACTGTATCACTTGTTGTAAATGTATGATTTGGGATTGTAAGAACTAATTGACCAGAGTGAGAAGTATATACAGCGTTAGTTGCAGTGAATGAATTTGCACTAGAGGCAGCAAAACTACCCTTTCGTATTGAACCTATACCAGAACTTACAAATCTGTGCTCATACGCTTGGTCTGTAACAGCTATCGCAACAGATCCACCACGATATCCTGAACCGAATGTTAGATCTTCAAAGAATTCAAATGCCTCTCCACCACCAACATAAGTATGGTATATTGTGCTAGGACCTGCTTGTACTTCAAAGGTTCTATCAGATACAATACCAACTAAGAATAGAGGTCTTTCATGATCTTGGAATATAGTTGTTGTAACACCACTGTATCCAACACAACTAAATTCTAGATTTTTTAATTTAACTGTATTTGGTCTTTCAAGTGCAAATCCGTGAACTTTGTCTGTAGTTACTGTTATGATACCTGTAACATTATCATAAGCAGCAGTCTGAATACCAAGGTTAAATCCTGATGATGTTGCTATACCAACAACACTTGTAATTCCACCAGCAGCATTTTTAAATGCTTTGACTTTTGCACCTTGTAATGGAGCATATCCTGTACCAGGTGTAGAACCTAATGAAACTATGAGTCCACCTCTTGGAACTTGGTTTTGATTAATATCAAATTCTGAGATTATAAAATCACCATTTGTAGATGTAATACCACTAAACTCTACAGTTGATATACCTGCGGTTGTATCTGATATAAATTCATAATTATGCCCCGTATTATTAACAGTCTTTGGAGTCTGGAAAACACCATTAATGAATAAAACTCCATTTCCAACACCTATTCCTGAAGAAGTATTAGCACCACCAACCGTTAATGTATATGTTTTACCAATACCTGTAAAGTTATCGGATACATCATCAAACAACATATTTGTCGTGTAATTACTTCTTAAGAATGTTCTACCACTAAATCCTGCCTTTACAAAAGGTAAATTAGTCTCATCTCTTCTTGACCTACCACTTCCTTTTGGTGGATCTGCAAAAAATACTCTACTTTCAACAATATTGAATGCACCTCTATGAACCCTTGCTGTTGCATTTACAACGTGTGAAGTCGCTGCAATACCTAACTGTCCTCTTTCTACTTTTACAACTGGTAATGTTGCAATACCAAGTGCAACGTCAGTTGCATCGTTAATAGTACCAGTGGGTGTGCTAGAGAATCCAACTTCTGTAACTTTTAGATATTCTTCTCCAATTCTAAGAAAATCAGTTGGTTGAACTGAACTAATTCCACTTAATACAAATTGTGAAAGTCCAATTCCAATACCATTATTATATGTAAATCCATCAAAAACTCCTAAATTATGTGTTATGGATGTAAATGTAATTGGTTGTTGTACAACTCCATCTAATCCAATAATTGTTTTAGTTAACTGTTTTCTCATTGTTAACTTGTGAGCATTACCACCACCTATACCTGTGAAAGTTACTGCGATTCCAGATGACACGTATTCAGGTCTGGTATATAACTCAAATCTATTTTCATCAAGTACTTTAGCGTAAACTGTGCTTGGAAGTAAAGTTGTTACAATACCAGATATATTTGCTGTAGATCCTATTGAAATCGCAGTACCTGCAATTCCTATAAATGTAGAATCAGGAGTATAAGTCAATTCTTCATTTGTATTAAAGAAATGACTATTGATATTAATTGTACTTGTTGTTGTACTAATTGTTCCAGAGGGGTTGAATGTCTTAGAGTAAATTGGGACTCCCTCATTTTTTAATATAAAGTCTTTTTTATTTGCTCTAAGTCCAGCAGCACCATCATAAGTTGTTAAGAATAATTGTTGATCTACAGTTCCATATGTTAAATTAGGTGGTGTATTTTCAAAATCACTTGCTGTATAGAAAATTTGGTTATATGATTGAACTTCAATCAATGAATCAAACTCTGCGTCTGGATAAAATCTTAAATTAATATTATCACCACTTATTTCACCACCGAATGTTCCAATACCTGTAGTTGAACCAGCGGATACAAATGGGTATTGAATGGTTACAATATCATCAGTATCTCTGATTGACACAACTTGATGAACTGCTGATGTTTCTCCACAAGATACTCTAATTATTGACTTTACACTACTATCAATCAACTTATTCAAAGTAGCATATGTTATTGTACTCGCTGTTCCAGTTACATAACCTGATTCTAATCTAGCACTCCTTTCAGCACCAGCAGGTTGTCCAGCAACAGAAAATCTAAATGTTCCAATACCTGCAGCGGTTGAACCTAACCCAACAATATTTGCTCTAACATCAAGAGTATTAACTCTGTCATTTTCAATTTGCAATTTAACAAAATTATTTTCAACCCTTGCTGTAATAATTCCTACAATACTACTACTCAATCCCGAAGTGGTATCAACATATGTTTCAGCAATCGTTGTATCAGTTCCATCAAAATCAACAATTACTTCATTGTAGTTGATTTCTTTTGTGACACTATCCTGAACAAATATAGATGCAAATAATGAATTAAAGTCATAACTAGGAACTTCAACAATAGATGATGTTGTAAAACCAATAGTTGTACTTCCAACACCTGTATTAACACCAGTTAAATCAATACTACCAATACCGTTTGTCCCTATTCCTGTTAAATCAGTATTGAAATCAATTTTTAAAACTTTAATATCATGATCTTTTAAGAATTTTTCTTCTGGTTCAAATAGTAAATTTTTTGTTCCAGTTGATAATATTTCAGTATCAAAATCTCCTAATTTTGATGTTGTAAAATCAGTTGTTTTTTCAAGAATAAATGCATCACTTTCAGTTGTTAAAGTTACTAATTCAGTAAACTGTGTGTCAAAAGTATCAGGATCAACTATTTGTATAAGGTAATTTCCAAATTCTTCGACTAAAGGTTCTATAACTGTATTTGTACTTTCAAATCCATCACTAGAAAAACCATCACTAACATCATCGTGTAATAAGACCCTATTTGTTTTACATCTAGTGAAATCAGTTAATGTTCTATTTTTAAGTGTTAAGAACTTTGAGCCATTAACTCTAGTATCAAAATCTCTTGCAAAATCAAAATTGTTTATAGCGTCAACTCTTTGCTTATCATTGATTTCAAGAATATTACCAACATCTAATACGACTGTTTGATTGGACTCTCTTACTTCACCAACTCCAACTTTCAAATTAGATGTTATTGCAGTATCTGCAAAGTTTTTTAATCCAGATGGATGAACCAAACGGTTTACTGGATTTACAAATTTATCCCACTCTATTGAACTTTTTACAGTGTAAGAGAGATTCTGATAGTAATCATTATCTGGAATTACCTGATAATCCTCATTTAATTTACCAATATCATCTAACCAACCATATTCTTGTCTATTAGAAAAATCAGTGGTAAATTTAGCTTGATTGTCTATGACGTTAGTTATTTCAGCAGATACGTTACTTAATTGACCTTTTATTCTATCACCTTTTTTGATTTTATACTTTCCATCAATTTTTATATAATCATTTCTAACTTCTATAATTTTCAAATCTGTTTCAATATTATCAATTATTAAAGTCTCTTTGAGTTCAAATACACCTCTAGTTTGAATAGGTTCAATAACTGGATATTTTTTCTTATTGATTAAGGTTGCATACCCAGATTGGAAAGTTTTAGCAATACCAGGATTTGTTGTTACACCAGCTGTACTAAATTTTAATATACATTGTGTTCCTATAATATAGTCATCAACATTAAAGAATTGATAATTATAATTATCTGAATTGTATCCTGTCCCTTCAACAGTTGTAGAGGTTGATATTCCTCCCTGTGTAGCACCAATTCCTGCCTCTCCAACCCTTTGTATACCTTCAACATAAACTTCATCACCAACAGCGAAGGGTTGCTCATCAAAACCATTAATAGGTGTTTCTAGGAAACAAGTAACAACACCAGAATTACTTATTTGAACTGAGTTTATACCAACTCCATTTGAATTATTAATTGAAATAATTTTATGAACAACTGAATCTAGTCCAGTTACTGGTGATAGAACGTCAACTTTTGATATAGTTTGGTTAGGAGCAAATGGTTGTAATGAAAGATTATCAACAACAGTGTTACTGACAGGGTTGAATACAATTAAATTAGGAGTGCTCATATAATCAGCACCACCACTTACTATATTAACAGATGCGATTATATCAAGATTGTCAATGCTTACAACTGGTGATATGAAAGCTTCTGGACTTAAGGTTTTATCTGATGAATATTCATAACCAAAATCAACAACCCTTACTTTCTTAATTCTACCAATAGTTCTAGAGGAGGCAATAATATTTGCATCTCTACCATTCACAGTATTAAAAGTTTTAAATTGTGGTAATTTTTTGTAATTAAATCCTGGTGATAATATTCTTAGATTCTTAATTTCACCATGAACTATAGTTGATTTTGTTGAATACTCTAACTTGTCACAATCGTTAGTTGTGTATGATAAAAATTCAGGTATTTGTGGAGATATTTGGAAAGTATCATCAGTAACATTGAAAATTCTATACTCTCCATTATACTTACTATCAATAAATCTTATTTCAGAATAGTTTGATACCTCAGTATCAGCAGTGCTTATAAACCCACCTTTTGTTAATCCGTAAAATAATCTACCAGGTGTAGAGTCTGAATACTGAACTGTAAGTGCTGCACCTATGGGATCAGTATTATTAGTACCAATACCAATTGTTCCACCAACACCAACATTAAATGTACTAGAGTCTTGCGAACTTAAATATTCATTTGTAAGTTCCTTATCATAGAATAATTTAAAATCAAAATTTAATAAAGTTGAACTTGTCAATCCAAAGTTTAATTTGGAATTTTTAACTACGTCAATTCTTGGATTTATTGGAGCAATAGATTGATTTCCACCAGTATTTGCAGTGATACTTACAGTTCTTACTGGATTTGAATTTATATCTAAAATTGTTTCAGAAAGTTGGAATTTTCTACTACTTACTCTATTAACAAAGTAAGTACCAGTGCTTAATCCTGTTGCAGATCCATCATAGAATACTTTATCACCAGTTTCAAATCCGTGATCAACTATGTCAATTTGATTTGTCTCAACGTTAGACGCTGTAAATAATATTGGATTAAGGAGTAATTTTTCAAATTCCTCATTATAATTCACAGATACTGGTATTGTATTTCCTATACCAACATTTAAATTAGGAACTACATTTAGTTTAATTATATCTCCCTCTATTAAATTATGAGTGGTTGTATCTGCAGCAGACACGTTTGTTGATACTGTAGTTGTTATTTTATCAATGTCACCAGTTATTTTTTTATTATCACTCTGTAAAAAATACAATCCTGAAGAAATTCCTGAATTTGACCCATTACTGTAAAAATATAAACCTTCACTAGTGCTTCCAATACCGACTCTAGTGGTTAAAATACCAATATTATCTTTACCTTTGTTTATGATGAAGACATCAAGTGAATTCTGTCCTATATGAGGAACTTTAAATTCAGTAACTAGAGGTGTTGTGCCTACGTCGAATCGATTAGCACCATTCCTTTTGTGTAAAGTTACTTTTTGACCAGTCTTAAATGGATGATTTGGAATACGTATCGTTCTTGTTGGTATTGATACTATATTTTTTTGTCCACCGATAAATGTATTTACATTAATAGCACCACCATTTGTAGTTCCAACTCCAACTGATTGCGGACCATTAAAGTATATTATTTCATCTGGTTGTGATTCAAACTTTGTAGTTTTAACAGGGATATTAATTTTATTATTTAATGCGTCAACATTTGATCCAAGAGTGTGAGCAATACCTGTGTGTCTTAGTACTCTAATTACTTTTTCTTCGTCAAATACATTCAACACTCTCACAGTCTCTACATCAGATACGTTTCCTGATCCAATTCTAATAGACCCACCGATTGCAACATTAGAAGGTATTTTAGAGAGATGAATATCTTGAATTAAACCATTTGCAGCACCTATTGTCATAGTTTCTGCAAGACCAACTCTATCTGTTGATATACCGACTTTAAATGAATTAGTTAAATTGACGACTGAACTACTCAAACCAGAAATGGATACAAATGATTGATCGCTTAATTCAACAAATGGTAAAAACTGTGCTGTTACTTCGTTGAAATTATTCCAAGTAAATACAGCATTTTCAAATGTATCAATAGTTGTATCAATACGAGAGATACCAATACCAACAATTTCGTCAACTTGAGCACGGAATCCTGAACCATTTGTGCCTTCGTCATCAAATTCAGTAGTATCTCCAACCTTATATCCTGTTCCACCATTTAAAATAGTGACAGCATCAACTCCACCTTTAGTAACTGCTTCAATTTTTGAAATTTGTCTTATATCTTCGTATGATTCAACAATAAAATCATTACCAGCAAATTCTTCGTCTACGTTATAAGGTAATGTGTTTCTTCTTAGTCCAGAATTATTAAAATCAAATTCTTGATTTAAAATTTGATTCTCTGCTATAAATGGTGAGCGATATGTATTACCTATAAAATATGGATATATACCCTCCAATTTGTTAGTGCCAGTTCCTAATCCAACAGTAGCAAAATATGCATATACTCCATTAGGAAATTCTGGTGTCTTTCCAAACCGACCATTATGAACATCTAAATCTCCCGAACCATCAAATATATGATCCTCTACAAAAAATCCTGCTGAGTATCCTGATGGACGATTTTTAACTCTATTAACATCAGTTTTATATGAAGTTTGGAGAATTTTTAGTGGTGAGTTGATATTACTAGGATCAGTATAACCAAACGGACCGTATATTGGATTTCCGTCATATGCCCAACCCACTATTGGAGAGTGTCCTGTAATATTACTAAATTCACCATTTGAAGTTACATTGAATGTATTTTCAAAATTGTTTGCAATATCCTGAGAATAACCTAAAATACTAAACTTTAAACTGTCTTCCTTTTTAGTTAAGAATGAATCTCCAAACCTATTATTATTGTTTAAAGTAAGACTTCTTACTCTTGCAATATAAGAACCATTACTTCCCCTTGAATACCCTCTTACCTCAGTTGAGAATGAACTATATCCTATTCCACTGTTTATGACTATTGCATCGATTACTTGACCATTTTCTACAACTGGACGTACAATAGCACCAGCTCCTACACCGTCCCCTGTATTTAAAACTTTTATTTCAGGACTTGAATTATACTCTCTACCTCTGTTAACAACTGCAACATCAGTGATTCTACCATTAACAATTATTGGTTTAAATTCAGCAAATCTACCATTTTCAATTGTAACTTTTGGTATAACTTCTTTATCAACAGTTACTGAACCATAATTTGTACCTTCTTCATACAGATAACCACCGATCAATTCTCCTGTAACGACTGGAGTAATATTAATATCTCCAGTTATTGTTGAACCGAATGATACATCAACATTAACTTTAATCTTTGGATAATTAAATATTTGGAATCCTTCACCAGATGATGTAAAGTTAACATACTTACCTCTATTATAGTCAACAATAGAAGTTCCACCAATTCCAGCATCTGCTAACTGGAATGTATCATTTGTTAATTTTTTAATATAATAAGAAGTTGTTGTGCTTAATCCTTGTATTGGTGTTGTTTCAGCTGAATATTCAACCACCTCACCACTTTCAAATCCATGATTTCTAAATGTAACAACATTTAATGATGTCGATATACCAGCTGGTTTTACTCTTAATTTACGATGTGTGTAACCAGAACCCTCTTGTAATACTTTGACCGCAACTAAAGTATTTTTATTTTCAGTTTTAAATTTGTGAATACCACTAGCTGAAGTATCTGTAGATAATCCAATAGTGTTTATACCAGCAGTTCCAAATAATGCGTCTGTAGGAGTATTAAATAATCTAACTGTTGATGGGTTAACAGACCTTACATAATATGGGGCACCATCAGATAGAGTGGTTGATACTTGATTTAATAAATCATATGCTGTTCCAATGCCTATTGGTGAGTTACCATTTGAACCATAGTAAACAAGTTGACCATCATCTAAATTATGATTAGTTTTGAATGTAATTGTTTCATTAACAATATCAACACCACCGTTAAAGAATACATCTCTACTATCAAATTCTAACTCTCGATTACGTGTTCCTAATATTGGTTGTAATAAACATCCACTTCCATTACCACCAGTTAAAGAAATACTAGTTACTTGATCAATATCAAATAGTTGAGGGTCAACAAATACTTCTTTTACTGTACCTTGAATTATAGGTTCAACCGCAGCACCAACACCACTACTAGTTTCTATGCCAACTATCGGTGGATTAATAATATCATATCCTTCTCCACCATTTAATAAATCTACAGATTCTAAAGGTCCATAGTAAATTTGATTATCAGATATTGGTGAACGTATTTGAACACCATTTATCAATATACCAATATCATTTGTAGGAATGTCTTGATTAGAACTTACAAATAAATTTTGTGATAGAGGTATTTTTCTTACTATTTTATCAGCATCTAATTCTCTACTTGCGTGTTTTTCCAGAACAAATCTATGAATGTCAGTTGTAGAGGTAGTAGGTCCTACTAATACAGTGCTCGCTGAACCTATTTGAGCGAGAGAATTAAATATTCTTATCTTTGTAACATTTTGACCAGGTTGAGGTATGACAGGATCAACAAAATACGTCCTCCCTGTATCCAATCCAACTAATGCTTCTCCTTCAGGTTGATATACGATAGCATCACCTTGAATAAATTTAACATCACGAGATATTGGAAAATTAATAAATGTGAATCTATCTGTTAATGGGTTGAATTCATCTAATCCAGCAGACGTTCCACCAGTTAAAGTCTCTTCAATAATATTAGTTGTTATAGGGTAACTAGGTAGTGAGTTAGATGCAACGTAGCCATCAGTGTTACCATCAGTATAAACAGCTAAAGTATCTGCGATTAATTTATCATTACCTTGTTTTAAGGTAACACCAGAACTTGAAACCTTATTAATTCTTCGACGAATATCATATAATTGATTTGCATTTTGTGTAAATCCAGCGATGTTTGTAGCAGTTATTTGATTTAATGTAACATCAATACTTGCAACTTCACCACCTCCAACTATAACTTGCTCTCCTCTTTCTAATATGTCAAACAAATCTCCTTTTTTCAAAGATGATTTATCGATTGGAGTTTTTAATTTAAAAGTAGAACTACCAAAGGGTATATCAACTTGGAATCTTGAACTTGTATTGTAAATCCAAGAGTTAGCATATATTTGTTTATAATTTTTATTATCATTAAATATTTTCTCACCTATATTTTTAACAAAAACATTTTCAGATTCATTAACTAACTTGATGTCAGTGATTGGTACCAGTTCAGATAATACTCCAGTTATTCTTAAATCAATTCTTTTCGTTAAATCACCGTTTTCATAACCAAATATTGTTTCATTATCTCTAAGATCTTCAGCAGTTCCGATTCCAACACCAACTCCAGTACATCCGAAGAACTGATTTATAGATTTAGATGTGTAATTTATATTTGTATTTGCACCACTTATAATTGTTCCTGTTGTACCAAAACCAACAGTGGAGTCTACATTTATAATTGAAGCATTAGGTTGCACTCCATCAAGCACTTTTGTAGAACCTGGTACTTTAAATACACCTTCAATTAAATCACGATCACTAAAACCAACGAATAGAGCGATTTTAAAATAATTTTTACCACCTCTTTTAATTATTTCTACTTCAGATACAGACGCATTTGTAGAAGTATCAGTTGATTTGAATATTGTTTGACCAGTTAAGTTTTGTGGTTCTCCAGTTGGTGTAATTAAATCTGCTACAACAACTTCACGACGAATGAACTCAGCATCAGAGGGTTTGATTAGATTTCCTTCTAAGTCAAGAACTCTTGATTCAACTCCAAATAATACTTTAAATAATATTCTGACAGATTCTTCAATACCTTTTGATTGATAAAATGAACGAGCAAATTTAACAAAATTTCCTACATCTAATTTTTCAGAAAAATCATTGTTTTCCAATCCAGGTAAGAATGATTTCTTTAATTTTTTGAAAAACTCCTGTATGAATAATACTGATAAATTTGTAACTGTTGCCCCAGAGATATGATTCTCTGCTACAGTTTCATTAAATTTTAATTTTTCACGATTTATTTCAAGAAGAGATGATGATATTCCTACGTTATATCCTGTTACTCCACTAAATCCTCGCACACAACCTGTGAATGATGTTGAGGTTATACCAGTGTATGAAATGATTTCATTATCAATTTTAAATAAACCATACTCAGCAGGAAATCCCTTTGTGCTAGGTACGTTTATAGTGGTGTCAGTAAGAGATACATCAGATGTAATGCTAGTAACACCAACAACTACTTCAGGAACTAAATTATCAACTTTAATATACTGATCAAAGTTACTTATTAAATCGGACGGTCCTCCTTGAAATTCCTGAGAAATATAATATTGCTTTAAAAATTCGGTAAAATTAGGAAAATCAGATACCACAAATTCAGGTAACTGACTTTCAATGATACTATTGACTTGTATTCTTTTGTCAATTTGTGACATAAATTATTTCCTCTCTAAATCTCCATTAGAGTAACTTGAAGTATAATAATCTCTTGTGAACACAACACCTGAAACATCTTCACCTGAAGCAATCACATCCTTAACAGTATTTATTGTACTCTTTGATACATCAAAACTAAGGTATAAATCTTTTAATCCCACTACATCATTTGATTCTGGGAATGCCTGTACTTCAATTATATTGTTTTGAGATACAGTGGATGTAATATTAATAGTATTCAATATGACCTCTCCTTTTTTATAATCAACAACACCAGCATCTTTTACTAAAACTCTTTGCTCATTCTTATTATTCTTTGAAACAACACTGAGAGTTCCCATATTACTACCATCTAAAATACCATTTGCAAATTTATTTGGAACATCTGTGATGTAACACACCTCTGTGAATCCATTAATTGTAAACCCAGTACTTTTAATATTGTATCCTGCTGGATTAATATAAAATTTATTACCATAACAAAGTTCATATTGTGCAAATTGATTAAGTAAAGCTTTTAAATCCCTTCTCAAAATTACCTTTGTGATGTTAGATGTGATTCCATTATCAACACGGTCAATTAAAGTACTAACTTTACTATATTTAAATCTACCTCCAAATTTGTTTATCTCAACATTACCAGCATAATCATTCAATGCACTAACAATACTACTTTGTAATGATTCAGGAGAGGAAATTTGAGATGGATTATAATACACATTTGTATCAATCTCCACAAATAGTAGTTTTAAATCAACTATTTCTGAATTTATACCAGCGATAGCGTAACTCTTTAATTTGTTTTTGATTTGAGATTTATCAAAATCTGATACAAAAGTACCATTTTTTGGTTTGATACTTATTTGAACTTTACCAAATTGAGGTGGGTCTAACTCTTCTCCTCCGATCACTGCAACAGATTCTGTTCGTGG